CCGACAAACTTGATCGAATTGTCGTTATATCTTTCGTAGGAATGTATACGGATGTCGTCAACGCCGAGCCGAGCAAACTCATTTCGAGTCCATTCAGCTCTGTCTGTACATTCTTTAAGATTGATTATGTTCGGTTTCGGTATTCCCTTCAGCTTGTTCTTCAGTTCTATCAAGGTTATAATCTTCCTTTAATTCATTGTAAATGTCAGTTAATATATTGTGGAAATTACGCACAGAACCGTTATTATGTACTCTGTAGGTCTTTAAATTTAATTCTTCTTTTAATACGTAAGCTTTATCTACTGGTGTCTCAAACCCAATAGTAAACTCTTTAATTAAGTTGCCATTAAAATATCTACGTGAATCAGTAGAGTAATCATGGCCTTCTCTTGTCAGCTGAACAATAACAACATTTTCTGTTCCAACTTTTTCAATGACGGGTTCAAGTTCTTCAATAAAACCACCATCAGCAATTGCATAATTTACACCTTCCTGAATCTCTTCAGCAACACGTTGACCAAAATAATCCTTACCATGTACAGGTTTAATTACATTTTCGGAAACGTGAATCATGGCTTGTCGTCTTGATAAATTATCCAGAGCAAATTCTTCTCGTTCCTTAACTTCTCTGTCATTATATCCTTCCATAAACCATTCTTTGTTTACACCGTAATGATTCATTGTTTCTTTAAATAGCTGATACTTAAAACTCAAGGCTTTAAAACCAAAAACCTCTTTAAATAAATCAGCTGCCTCGTCTTTGCCAGAGGCTGGTGGGCCGTTAAAAATTACTATCATAAGTTTTCTCTATATTCTTGGAATCCATATTTACAGATATAATAAGCATCTACAACGTCAGTTATCGGATTCCAACTTTTGTTTATTATACCACATTTCTCTCGAATGTCAACCCCTGTTTCAGATTCAAAAGCTTCTATCATCATTTCTTTATTTGCGTTTCCTTTACCAGTCGCAAACTTTTTAATCACAGTGGGAGCGTAAACACCAAATTTTCTTTGTTCTTCCCAAAGTTTGTGTTTGAACAAACCAGCATTTTCTGCAATTTGGAAAACTCTTCCAACCGCGCCAAATGCATAGCCCTCGATACCAACAAAATCAGCATCAAGAACTTTTTCTAATGACCACGAACCAAGTATATCATATCTTTCTTGGTCGTCAGCCCAATTGTCAGGATACATTGTTGCGATATACTGACCTTTATCACCTTGCAACAATTTTTTCTGTTTTACATAATAGTAAAACTTACAGTTATCGTATGACCAATCCTCTCCAATATGTACACAGATGGCTGGACTAGATAAACTGTAGTCAACTCCTGCAAATTTCATAATATACTCCATAATTTAACTATAGAGATATTTATTCAATCTGCTCTATAAAAGATATGCGAACCTATATGTCCTACAAAATGGAAACTTGGAGCCCACGGAGGTGAAACATAATTCGCATGATAATGAGTTGCGCCTTCTGTAAGACCTCTGTACATATCCTTATTTAAAATTTGATATGATACAATTAGAGCTTCGGCCCAGGAATCAGATTCCATTGGGTCATCTTTAAGTCCGTCACAATACCAACTGAATTGACATCGTCCTTTAACTGGAACTTCTCTTCCTCGTTCCAACCACCATTCAGATAGTTCAGCCTGGAATATTACTCCACATACCGTATCTGGATATCGCCTATCATTTACTCGGTTTAATACAACATCAGCAACTGCAAATTTACCGGCCATATTTTCACTACGAGCTTCATGGTAAATGTTGAGAGCCATACATCGTTCAGTTTCTGATGGTATATAAGGCTCTTCAAGCGTGATTGCCGAAAGCGGTGCTGACAATAAAATTGCCAACGTAATTAATTTTTTCATGATTGTCTAATGTATGAATCTAATAATTCGTCGCCTTTTAAGGCTTTACCGAATGTGTGGATATGTTTTCCATCTTTATGTCTTTCGATAATTCCACAATTATATTCGATATCAGTGACAGATTCTTTTCCATACATTGTATCTTGTGGTCTGTCATCATACCACATAGAGGTAAAAGAATGTACATGAATACCTTTAGTTTTCATTGCCCAATCCTCGGCCTCTAATAATAGCCTTTGCCTTTCTACTCTATCGTCATATTGTGTCATAGCTCTTCCTCCAGCTGTGCTTTATGTAAAAAGTATTCAAGTTGAGTTGCACACCCATCTTTAACAGCAAGTTGAGCGAACTCTTCCAAATCAGTATCTGACATTTTAGCAAATACTTCGACTAAGTTTTTCATCATATATTACTCCTTATACAATCCATTCCAATCCTTCGGATATTGCATCTTGAGCACATTGGACATAATCTCTATCCTCCTCGCTCAAAATACTCCAACATTTTGAAATCTTTAATGAAAGTTCATAACACTCATCTCTATTCTTGAGATGGTAATTACTTTCCATATAACTTTGTAAAGTGTCAAGTCTTTGAATTGTCTTTTCTTTTAAATTCATAGCTTTTCACCAGGACTAAATCCTCTGAATGTTTTAAATCTTGGGAATCTGAGACTGTAGACTTCCTCTCCGTCAGCGAGACTGAATGAATCAGCTCTGATTTCCACTAGTTGTCCTATTACAGCATCTTGGTTTGCCCAGATGTCTGTTCTGTCATCATCAGTTAAACCACTACCAACTTTGACACGAATATCTTTACCCTCGTCATGTCCTTCACAAACAAGAGCTCCTAATAAACCCTCGTTTTTACCAGTACCTTCCTCGAGTTCAACAACTGTGAGTGTGACTTCGATATAAGGTTTCATTTTCAACCAGGCATATGTTCTTTTACATTCATATATGCCGTCAATAGGTTTAATCATTACACCTTCATAGCCTTTTTCAATGGCAATCTTATTTAGGTTTGCGAATTGTTCTCTACCTTCCTCGGAATCAAAATCCACTTCCCAATAATCAACAACTCTAATAGCTGGGTCAATGTTTTTATATTCTTCTAAATGATTTTTCCTTTCGATTTGTGTCGCACTACTTTGACCTTCCTCAAATTCGTCTAATGGAATCACGTCAAATAAAGCCAAATACGCATCTTGAGTTTGTGCGTTTTCCTTACGATTGACTTGTTTCATAAGCGATTGGAAATCTTCAGACATAATTTCACCATCAAAGACAGTGCAATCGTATTCTGGTTTATTTAAAGCTTTCTCAATATGTGGAAAGTTATAGAGTATTTTACCGTTTCTAGAATATATTGTGACTGAACCATTTTTGACAATCGCCAAAGCTCTGATACCATCATATTTGTATTCTACAATACATTCGCCTTTAATTTTTTTAGGGTGGTTATCGCCATTGTTTGCTAGCATACAACCGAACACAGGAACGATTGGGGAAAGTCCTGCGGCCTTTGCCATTTTGTTTACAGTTTTCTCGCTGATACCACATCTAAGATCTTTAATTAAAAGTCTACGATACCAGTTATTCCATTGTTCTTGTGTGGCCTTTGCCATTGCAACCAATATTGCATCTCTCGCTGCGTTTCCTGTCAATTCTCTATTTTCAAGGTCACTTGCAAGTTGTTTGAACTCTTCAAGATCGAGTCCTTCACCCGTTGGGTCTTTTTTAACTGGGATATCAGCAACACCAAATGTAATCATGGAATCAAGAGCGACTCTCAATCCCCAAACGAATTCTTGATTTGATAAGTGTTCTGATATTACGGATTCTTTGAATAAACGACTATTGTCGCTCTCAAGATGTTGAAGTATTTCCCAAGGTTTCATATCAATTAACATAATAAAAATCCATTATAATACATTTAAAAGCAAATGTCAACCCCTATCCTTTAAAAAGGGATATCTTGTATATGCTGGGTGAGCAAACTCGGAGGATAATCCAGATGGTACTTTGTTGACGGGGCGGTCACCAGTATCCAGATTATCACCCGATTGCGTCAGATATGAAAAATCATTATTAGCAATAAACTCACGAATCTTTTTCACCATTTTCGATCCATTATTTAATAAGTCATGATTGTATTCCATATCTAATGTAATTGTGACTCTTGTACTTTTAGCCATTTTTTCGGTCCTGAGCTTGTTTTTTTCTTTCTTTTTCTTTGTCTCCAAAGATTCTATCCCACTCTTTATCAAACTTGGTTCTATCTTTCACGGGTCTAGGTTTACTTCCTTTACCACCGTGCCATTTATCACTCATTTTTGTATAATACCTCGTCACAATGTGGACACTTTAAATCAATTCCTAACAATTCTGTAATCGCTATATGTTTTTGCCAATCTTCTCTTAATTGTTTCAATTCATTTAGAATTTCATCAGTATCTTTTTTTATGTGACTATTAGTTGGATGTCCCATTATCCTCTCCTCATCTTTGCGATGTCTTCAGCCTGCGATGTGCCTTTCATAACTGGAACAGCATTACTTTTATGCATGGTAGCAATACCTACGATTAAGTCTCCAGTGTATTTTTGTGTTTCTTTATATGTGCCAGAACCACCACTTGATGATGATGTCAACGAAGGATAGTTTGGAGTTTCCCTACGATATTTTGAAGTTTCATTGTAAGGTTTGAAATGTTTATAATCGCGAGGATCTGGCATTTTTACACGACCAAAACAATAGTCCAAATAATCTTCGAACTTATCATAACGAAGGTCATGCATACCTTTTTGTTTCATGCTTTTATTGTGTGCTCGCCATTCGACTTCCAATTCCTGAAGTCTTGCTTTTGTAATTTTGGTTTTTCTCTTTTTGGTATTAAGAGTAGATAATCCGCGTGCTAAGCCCATAATATAAATTCCATAATCAAAGTGAAATGGTGGTCGTTCCTTCGGTGTTCCTTACTTTCAGTCAGTATGTCGCTGGTTCAGGCGTTACTCCCGGAATCAGTATTCCCACCAATTCAAGTATATTATAACAAATCTAAAATGATTTGTCAACAAAAATTATCTTCTGAAACCTCTTGGTAGATTACTCACATTTTGTGAGGCGACTCTTTTCAGATGTCTTTTTCTACCTTCGGCGGCTTTACGCTTTCTTTTGGCAGTTGGCTTTTCGTAAAATTCTCTAGCTTTTAATTCTTTTAAAATCCCAGCTTTTTCAATCTGTTTTCTAAATTTCCTTAACGCTATATCGAAAGGCATATCTTGTGGTGGCCTTCTATCTTTTGGATGTCTTGGCCTTGCTCTTAAATCAACGGTTCTCCCATTGATTTGTTTATTATTAAATTTTCTCATATGTTATATAATAACACGTCCAGATGCAAATGTCAACACTTTTTTTAACTTTTTGCAATCCACTTATCATAAGCTTTTTTATCAACAACGCCTTCGGCTAAAAGTTTGACTCTATTTTTGAGATGTTGTGCTTCAACTTCTTCCTTACTTCCACCTGTATATGGTACTCCATGTCCCTCTTGGAACATAATTTCTGTGACCATACACCAGCGGTCTTCCTCTGGATAATAAACATTAAAATCACCAAGGATTCTACCAAACTTACCTTTGGCATCTTCTCCGCCTCGGCCTTTAAATGTTTTTAAAACAATATCTTTTGTCAATAATTCTTTTAATCTTTTCTTCGCAGCGAGTCCAAATAATTTTTCAACTTTATTCCTAGTTCTGGACTCTGGTGTGTCAATTCCCATAATACGAACACGCTCATTACGCATCCAAACACCAAACCCCAAATCAATATCGACATCTACTGTATCTCCATCTACTACCTTGAGTAGTTTTGCTTTATATTCGTACATCTGTTTCTCCATCATCAGGATAATAATTACTTCTTCGATGAGCGACCTTGCTTTCCCAATGGTCTAATGCTCTTCGAATTGCATCTTCCGCCAATACACTACAATGTATTTTAATTGCAGGTAATTCTAATGCAGTAGCTATATCCTTGTCTTTAATCTGTTTTGCTTCTTCGATTGTTTTACCTTTTAACATCTCAATCAGTTCACTACTCGAAGCAATAGCCGAACCACAGCCATAGGTTTTAAATTTAATATCAAGTATGGTATCAGTATCTGGGTCGATTTTTAAATCAATTTTCATTACATCACCACAAGCAGGCGCGCCAGTCATGCCAGTTGCTACATTTGGGTCGTTAGGGTCAAACCTACCAACTCCGTGCGCAGCGGGATTATTAGTCACCGCCTCAAATCTTTCTATAACTTTCTTTGAATAAGGCATAACGATTATTTATTCCTTCTACACCAAACGCGAACCCACCACTTAAAATATTTTCTACCTTCTCCGTAGGCCGCTGATGCTAATCTATTATAAATCATAAAATGTTATATTTGGAAATTGTTGTTTAATTGTTTCTCGTTCTTGTACCCATTTTTCTCTTGGTTGAGATAGTTCATAACCAGGGTCATTCTGATATAAGTTTAAAGCTCCCATACCATCAAATCCTAATAAATGAATTTCATTAAATTTACCAGATTCACAGGCTAGTAATAAAGCTCTTGAACCAGAACTTATTGGGTATTCTTTAATTTTAAAAACTTTATCCGACTCTTCAACCCATGTCACATACGTGATATGTTGAGAGCCAGTATCTGGGTTTGCTGCATGACCAGAAACAACAGCTGAGATTCTATCACCTCGTTCATTTTCAACTACATTTGTATTACCCATACTTTCTACAAGTATCGGAACCATATCTCCTGGAATTGGTTCCCATTCTGGAAAATAACATAAATGGTCGCGACAATATCCTGTATTATACACAATGGGTTGCATTCCCACATCAGTCACTATTAGCGCGTCAGGTTCTTCCTTATATGCTCCATTGCAACCATAGACAAATGTATTAGGAAATTCTTTGCGATAATCAAATCCTATTCTTGATTCGCCATTTCCTAATATAATTGCTTTATTATCTACCTTGTCCACGGTACTTTTTAAAAGATCTTTTCTTTGCCTTATTCATCGTAGCCATACTTTTTGGTCTTGTACCAATCGAGGTACCTTTTTTGACACCAGTATGAGTCGACGCGTATGCTTTACTTTTTGTCGCCATTTATCCCCTTATATCCATTGTCCACTTACAAATGAGTCAATGATTTGTATACATGTATATTGCAAAAATAATGCACCTGCTATGAATAAAGTAGGATATATTGCATTTGCTTTTGCTGGATTATCTCTTACCCATTTTTCAAGTTCTTTATCATTCATTAGTGTATCGCCGGTATTTGTGTGTTATAACAATATTCCTTAAATTCAAAATAAGAACCAACATAAAATTCACTCTCTGCATCTATAACCCAGATGTGTGGAACAATGTTGGTATTAACTTTTTCTCCGCGCGCAATCATGTCTTCATAATGAATACCATATTCAATATTCTTATATTCAACTTTAGAGCAAACTGCCTTTGCTAATTTAATTGCACCGCGACACATAGCACAGTTTTTCGTGCCATACACGATAACTTTTTCCATTACTTTTTCTCTGGTACTTTCCAGTTTTGAATTTGACGTAGTCTTGAACTGAGAGGAACCTCAGTTTCAGTGACATTAGGATTGTCTTTTTGCCAGAGCGCAAGAATTTCTTCTTCTGTTAAAATGGCTTCATCAACAATTGTCTCGCCCAGCCATTTTTGAGAAAATTCATTTACCTCTTCGGCCAGTACAGAGTCAGCAGTCCATTCAACTGCAAGTTTATCTGTTAATTTTACATCTTCATTCAATTTTTGTAATTCAGAAAAAGGAACTACATATCTTTGTCTGAATGTACTTGTCACCGTTAAAACTGCATACTTATCTTTCATAATTTATCACCTATGCTATAAAAATCAAACCAATAACCAATCCAATATTAAATCCTATTGAACAGACAAACACAAAATCCTTTAAAAAGCTTCTGCGTTCGTATTCGATTATCATTTATTTAAATTTTTCCTTCTTGTTATTTTTTGCTGATTCTCTAAAGGCAACATCAGCCATTACATCTGCTGCGTCATCTGCTGCCACTGATTGTCTTACCAATTTTCTTGTATTAATTGGAGTTCCAATTTCTCTTTCGTACACTGTTTGTCCTCTATCAGGACTTTCATAAATTTTTGCCATAATTAATATCTCTTATCGTTATCTAATCTTCTTAAAACTCTTTGAATTAAATAATCTGCTTCTGGATAATCGCCATCCATCATTTCAACCACTGCGTCAATTTGGTCCAATGTTTCCAATTCATCAGCAAGTTTATGTGCGTAATGCATTCTATGTAATGCTTGATAAAATTCGTATGGAGTCATTTTTGGAGAATTTTTGTCGCCGTTATTAAATGGAATTTCAGCCATTATAATCTCCTTACTTAAACAATCCTATTTTCTCACCAGCCTTAATTCTGCGGTCATATTCCTCTGGTGTATCAGGAAATCTCCAACCCCAATATGCACCGAATGCCATAAAGGAGCCAGAATACATAACCGCCTTCCAATTACCCGTAAATACAATCATAAGCAATAATGCAAATGCCATAAATCCTAACATCGTATATTTAGCTTTTCTTGGAAATACTTTTTTCTGTTCCCAGTTTGTTAAAAATGGTCCAAACAATTTATGATTGTATAACCATGTGTGCATTCTTTCTGAACTTTTAGCAAAACAATATGCTGCAAATACTGCTGGAATACTAAATGGTATTCCTGGTAATATCACACCAATGTATGCTACTCCCAAACTTAAAAATCCTAATCCTAACCATCCCGCCTTTTTTATATCCATTATATTGGTCTCCTCGAAAGGGTTGTTGATAACCCACTTCGTTTTTCTTCAACCTCCATATTCATAATTTGTTTTTCATCAATAAGAGGTTTACTCGGTTTTTCTCTATCTCTTTTGAATGCAGCTGTTGAAACAATCAACAACATAATCGCAAGAGGGTCAAATACAAAGATGATGATGAGAATTACCCATCGCACTGCATTGTCATACATTGACTCTGCTTCATCTCCATATATCATATCAGCGATATATTTAATAGGACCTAATTCAGCTTCCTGGTCCAATTGTTTCTTTTGGACTGGAATTTTATCTTCGTTCAGTTTAACTATATCTTGTACTAATATATCTATATCTGCATTTATTACATTACGCTCTTCAGTTTGAACCTTGTTGACATAATTTCGGTCCTCTGGTCTTGATGTCTGTAAAACATAATCCAGATTTTCTAATCGTCCAGTCAAATTGTCAAGCTGTAATTGCTTTGCATCAATTCTTTTGTCTATAATACTTGCTTCAAGGGAATATGAATCACCGACCAATGCTGAATCTATGTGAGCCTTGGAAAGGAATCCAAAAATACCCATCGATGTAATAAACATCAACACAACAACAGCTGTTGTGAAATATGCACGTACTAAATTATTTATTCGTTCCCACTCGTAATGCAACCATGCTGCAGATACAAGTTTTCCAAACTCTAAAACACTTGCCATTACCAAAACTGATAAAGCAGCGCCGGAAAATATTGTCATTAATCCTACAATACTAAAATAAGCAGCGCAGGTAGCGAGTGTGAGCGATGTAAAAAGTGTTAACCATTTCATATTACTTCTCTAAATGTCTCTTTAAGGGCGGCCACTAAATCTTCCATCATACCATTTGTATGCAATGGCGTAGGAGTAATTCGTAATCGCTCCGTTCCAACATCTACTGTTGGATAGTTTATAGGTTGAATATAAATTCCATGTATATTTAACAATCTATCAGACATTTCCTTACAGCGTTTTGCATCTCGTACCATTACTGGTAAAATGTGTGTACAAGCATCTTCATGCACCTCAATCTCATTTTCTAGAAGAAGCTTTTTAAGAGTCGATGCTCTCTCTTGATGTTGTTCTCTTAATTCATTATGTTCTTTCAGCCAACGTATACTTGCGATACTTCCTGCACACATTACTGGGCTGAGACTTGTTGTAAAGATGAATCCGGATGCAACACTCCTGATAGCATCAAGAACGATATCATCACCAACAATATAACCACCGTGACCACCAAACGCCTTTCCAAGTGTTCCATTTATAAAATCTACCCTATCTGTTAATCCTAATTTTTCGCAATAACCAGCACCAGTCTCTCCATATAAACCGACTGCATGTACTTCGTCAATATATGTAATCGCTTCGTATTTATCAGCAAGGTCACAAATTGCTTCGATTGGAGCAATATCGCCGTCCATACTATAGACTGATTCAAATACAATACAAGGAGTTTGGCCTGACATTTTACATGTTTGTAATGCCAATTCCAATTCGTCCATGTTATTATGTTCCCAGATAATTTTATCAGCACGACTATGTTTAATGCCCATAATCAATGATGCATGATTTTTATTATCTGATACGAAACAAATATTTGGTACAATACGAGATAGAGCAATTAAGGACCATTCATTTGCTACATAAGCTGAAGTAAATAATAGTCCTCGCTCTTTTTTGTGGAGTTTTGCTAGTGTTCGTTCAAGTGTGACATGATAATGTGAGGTACCTCCAATATTACGTGTACCTCCAGACCCACTTCCAGTTTTTTCAAGTGCCGTCTGCATTGCGTCAATTACATATTGATTTTGACCCATGCAAAGATAATCATTCGAGCACCAATTTACAATCGTTTTTGGTGAATATCTACTATACCAAGTCGCCTTGGGAAAGTTTCCTCGTTCTCGAACTATATCATTAAAGACTCTGTACCTGCCATCATCTTTAAGATTATCAACGACATCTTGAAAATATTTTTTGTTTATCATATAAAGCCTAACTTAGGCTACGTAAGCTTCATCCCAGTTTCCTGATAATCCTGCAACCTCATATTCAGTCACACGATTTTCAAAAAAGTTTGTATGGTCGGCACCATTCAGTACCCATTCCAACCAAGGTAGTGGATTATCCTTCACCTTAAAGTTTGGTTTCATACCAAGCTGAAGTAGCCTTCTATCTGTAATATATCTTATATATTCTTTTACCTCAGATTTTTCTAGGCCTTCAATTTCACCAAGTTCATATGCCAATTCAATAAATTTATCTTCTAAATCTACAATGTCTCTTGCGATTTCATAAATTTCTTTTTTAAATGAATCATCGACTACACGACTGTGTTCTTTAATAAAGGCTTTAAATAATTTTGAATTGCCTTCCACGTGAATACTCTCATCACGGATTGACCATTCAACAACTTTACCCATACCTTTCATTTTTCCAAATCTTTGGAAATTTAACAACATGACGAATGATGCGAATAAAGCAACACCTTCATTAAACACCGATTTTGCTAATGATAAACCAAGGCCTCGTAATGTCGCTGTGTCTGCTTTTCTCATATAGTCAATTTTATCTGCCATTTCAGAATATTCCAAGAACGCATGATATTCTTCATCAGATAAACCTAAGGTTTCATTTAATAGAGCATATGCGCGTTGGTGAATACCTTCACGAGCTGCAAATGAACCTAACATATTACGAACTTCATTATTTTTAAATTTAGGAATAAATTGGTCAAAGTAGTTTTGTCCAACTGCTACATCTGATTGTGTAAATAATCTTAAAATATTTGTAATATATTCTTTTTCGATCGAATTAATTTTACCACCTTTCCAATCAGCTACATCTTCTGATAGGTCAAGTTCATCTTCAATCCAGTGAGCTTTTTCATGTCGTGTGGTAATTTCCACAGCCCAAGGATAATGGAATGGTTTATATGTTTCTGAAAATTCCATTAAACCGCCTTGCTTTTTGACGAGTTTATCTGAGATGGCCATAAGGTCATTATATGTACCAATATGTTCATCATTAATCCAGATCTGAGGAACACTTCTTATTTCTTTACCATTACTGTGTTTCTGGTAAAAAGCTAATCTTTGCTCTTCGTCATCTAAAACAATTTGTGTGTAAGTATATCCGTGCTGTGTAAACCACGCCTTGGCTTTTTCACAGAAAGGACAATTTGATTTTGTATAAATTGTGACTTGCATTTTTCTATCCTTGACAAGCGACACACTCATCTTGACTCTCCTCCGAACCGTTGCTAAATTTTACTGTGTCTTGGTTAATAATATCTTCTAGTTTTTCTCTTTTAATTTTTTGTGCAACATTTTCTGCCTTGTTGCTTGTTTCAGTTCTTAAATAATATAATCCTTTACAGCCTTGCTTCCATGCTTGATAATGAACTTGATGTAAGTTCGTTTTATCTGCGCCTGCTGGGAAAAAGACATTAAGTGATTGTCCCTGGCACAAATATTTTTGTCTATCGCCTGCGAGTCGAATCACTGCTAATTGGTCAATTTCAATTGCTGTTTGGAATACTTCTTTAATATGGTCATGTAGGAAGTCAAGATGTTGGACCGAACCACCATTTGTAATGATAGTTGACCATACTTCTTCTGTATTCTTACCAATTTTCTCGAGTTCTTTTTCGAGGTATGGATTTTTATTTAGGTGACTACCGACTCTGGTCCTAGAAGTAAATGCATTTGCTTTCCAAGGTTCAATACTCGGACTCGTATTTACAATCATAGAACTATTTGCGTTTGGTGCAATCGCCAACATGTGAGCATTACGTCTTCCAGTGCCGACCATATCTGGTGCTTCACCTCTACGTTTACCCATCTCTAATGTGGCTTCAATACTTTTCTCTTTAATGTCTTTAAAAATCATTTCATTCATTCCAACTGCTTGTTCGCAGTCAAATGGTACTGAATGTTTTTGTAGATATGAATGGAAACCCATCGCTCCAAGACCTAAACTTCGTTCTTGCTGGGCGGAAAAACGAGCTCTGGAAATTTCGTCTCCTGCATGGTCAATAAAGAATTGTAATACATTATCTAAAAACACGATAAGATCTTTGACCATAGGTGTATCACGCCATTCATCATAGGCCTCGATGTTAACGGACGAGAGACAACACACTGCAGTTCGCTCTTCATCAGTCACTAAGTGTATCTCATTACATAAATTTGAGCCCTTGATAGACATACCCTTCGCTTTTTGGGCGTCTGGCAACGCTCTATTCGCGGTGTCAATAAAATTAAGATAAGGCTCACCTGTACGATATCTTGTTTCTAAAATATGTTCCCAGAGTTTACGTGCTTTAATTGTATCACGAATTGAGCCATCATTAGGGTCAAGTAAATTCCATTCAAGACCTAAACCAACAGCTTCCATAAATTTGTCTGAAATATTAATTGCGTGGTGTAGATTTAAACATTTACGATTGACATCACCAGTTGGAATTCTCATATTCACAAACTCGACAATATCAGGGTGCGAGACATCCATATATGCAGCGTATGAACCTTTACGTGTTCGGCCTTGTCTATATGCTACCATATCAGCATCAACTGTATGAAGGAAAGGCATAGGACCAGGTGCTTTTTTGGATACAGCTCTTACATCTGACCAATGACCACCAACGCCACCACCTTTTACTGATAACCAACGAAGCTCTGCACTATGGTCTATCAGTCCGTCAAGCGTATCTGGAACGTAGGTGAGAAAGCACGAAATGGGTAACGCCTTAACAGGTTCTCCTTTTAAGGGAGCGTTCGAGAGAACGGGAGAGGAATACATAAACCAACCCTTCGACACATAATCATATATTCGTTGTGCCAGTTTTAAATTACCACCACAATAAGCCACTGCTGCGCGAGCAAAAGCCTCCTGTGGAGATTTTTCATCATCTCTACAATAATAATCTTTTAACAATTTAAACGATTGTTCTGATAAACCTTTATCTCGTTTCTTGTCGATTTCTATACCCAAATGCTGCATTGTTTTCTCCTATTATTCTTGTGCAATATATTCTTTGGATAAAGGAAATATTTTCGCAATAACATCTGCAACAGCAAGGGCAAGGTCTGCATGTTCTTGTTGTGTTCCATTACCACTGCGTAATTCAATAAAATGAATCCAACTACGTAATGTACCATTGACATACAATCTTGAAATTGTGTTTCCTTCCGGTAATATTGCTCGGGCTTGCTCTTTTGCGATTCCTTTATCAAGTGCCCAATTATATAATTCTTTGACGTCACGAATGAGTTTTAATTGTTTCATACGAAACTCTTCATTAATACGTCTGTGTTCTTCATTGTCCCAATCCACAGGTATACTATTTTGCCTATTTGTTGGGTCTTGTAATCTTGCTTCGCGAGCCTCAAACTCCAACTCTTTTGTTGGGTCTGCGTATCGCTGACTGAATTCCTGAAAGCTAAAACTACGATGACGTAGTAATTGCCTTGCAATATCTCTTGTTGTTTCCACTTCTAAACACGCACTTGCCATTTCGAACGGAGACCAGTGTTTATGTTTGGCGAGATATCTTAAAAGTTTTTCACTTGTTTCAGTATTATATTGATTTGAAGGATTGCTGACTCGGGCGCAAAAAGCAATTAAGTCTTGTACATCGTTTAATCCTTCGGTTTTTGTTTGGGTCGTTGGTTGTGAGAAACTGATTAGTTTTACTCTCATTAAGTTTTTCTCCATTCTGTCAATTTAAGTTTTGCATTCAGTCCTTGGTATGTATTGTCACGAATGACCGTTTCAACATTTGTCATACCATTCAGAACCATCTCGTTTATATCTTTACCTGGAACATTGTCAGGCCAGATACAAATTTTATAACCCTGTCCAATCACTTTTTCCATACGTTTATGGATTTCTTTGTTTCTAGGTTCGGCGTCAAATACGAAAGTTGCATTTTTTACTACTTTCAGCGCGCCTGTACCCCCGTCTGCACCAGCCATTGCCACAGCGTTTGATAAAAACATACTGTCCAAGGCTCCCTCGACGACAAAATATTCGCGATTGAAGTTGACTTTATCTAAGCCAAATATTTTCGGACGGTCTTTGAACATGATAGTGATATATCGAATACCTTCTGGGTTGAATCCTCGAGCGGATACACCAAATAGGTTTTTATCCTCGTCCATAAAGGGTATTACCAACCTAGGCTCATCTTTATCAAGACTTTCGAACTTATCTGGAATATAGGTGTTTACCCATTCCTTAAATTTTTGCACGTAATAAAGTCTGTAATGATGTGCAGGAGGAATACGCCTCTTTTCTATATATTTCTTTACGGGATGAGAATGCTGAAGTTGACTGATTTTTTTTAATTTTTTTAACGGCTCGTTACGAGCAAATGTGGGAGTATCAGTTTTGAATTTTTCCAATTTGGGTGTCTTGGTTTTGTCTCCCTTTTTGATGAATTTTTCGGCAACATAATCGTTGTATGCCAAAGGGTCGACTACCTTGAGAAAGTTGGAAAAGGAATGACTTTCACTGCAATTATGACAGTAAAAGTAGAAGTTGTTTTCTTTCTCAAGGAGCCAACCACGAGCTTTGGTCCTAGATTTCTGTGAATCACCACAGATAGGACATCTGAAATTTATTTTGTAAGGATTTGTTGACCTGATTTTAAATAGGTCGAGCCTGCCAGCAAGGTGCTGGGCGTACTGAATATCAACAAAATCAATCATAATATAAACCTGTATTTTATTTGGATAGTATTATAACAAATACTAGACCAAATGTCAACTCATTATTGCAGATAAATCGAAATTATGTGCGATAAATGAACCTGCGGCAATCGCACCTAGAATCCACCATTTGAGATTCTCTATATTTCTTAATCTTTTATCGTGGTCCTCGTGTTTGTCTTCTACATCTTTGACAATATTTTCAATTAGTCGTATTGTTTCTCTATGTCTGTCTTCATGCCACTTTCGACTATTTGCATTTACATCCGCATGTTTTTGCCTGGCCACTTCCATTGCCTCTAACATTTGTAATCGGAAATTTTCTTTATGGTCATCTAGCTCATCTTTAAGTGCTAAACGACCTTCAATACCGGCGCGAGTATTGTGGTCTAATTTATCGTTAAAGTTTTCAAGTTTCTGTTGAAAGTTCTCAATAATTTGTTGTTGAACGGCAACACTTTTACTAATTTCTGCCATGCCATCAACGGCCGAGTCCACTTTCTCAAAAAATTTTTCAATCTGTTTAACGTCTTGTTTAATTAAGGCGATGTCAACTTTGACATCTGAGAATTCTTTATCCTGTGTAGACAAATTCCTGCTCCTGATACGGTTATTATATCACAGTTTGCATAACATGTCAACAGATATTTATAAAATAGACTTGTGGAAAGAACAATTATTTGAAACAAATAGGAAACTATTTCTTCTGAACTTCTGCAGCAACTCCAGGCTCATCATCAATCGTCACGTCTCTATAGTAAACAATTACCTCGCCGAGTTCTCTGATGTACCTGCGTAGTTCTTGAAAGTTGGCAGTCATCAATTCATAGTCTTTTACAGTCGAAGCTACAAAAACTATGTCGCCACTATTCAGAGCTTTCATATCATCAAAGAATCTATCCAAATATGTATAGCCTACTGGCCATTCTGGATTTTCCCTTTCAGACAATTCACAGGTTTTTGGTCTTTTTAATTGTTCGACACCTTCGTCATTGAACTTTGGTGGTTCAAATGAAAGTGAGCGTTTACAAGGGTTTGTAATAACTGCTTCGGATACAACATAAAAAGTTGGTTGTTGTAAAGAAATTTCCCTAGGAAGTGCTGGTTGGATTATATCAATCTTTACTGGTTTTGAAATAATCTCAACTGGTTTGGAGCCGAATATAGAGCAACCACTAATCGTTAGTATCGTCGCCAAGACTAGAAATGTTCTTGCTATCATTTTCGATCTCCTCAAATACGGCCTTCGTTCCATTATTTAAACGATTTTCAACTAGACCTGGTTTCATTAAAGCTAATTTGTCGAGGTTGTGTTTACGAAAGATATCTAAATATCTGTCTTTTTCTGCTTCGATTTCTGCATTAGCACGTTGTAAATTATTTAGAGCCTGGCCTTGTTTTTCATATGATTCTTTCATAGTATTAAACGCGGCCTTTTGCTCTTCGATTGCATATTCAAGTTTTACTTGATTTGCTTTTAATGTATTATTATCACTATAAAGCCAATAGCAGGCTCCACCTAATATGATAATAATTGTACCAAAAACTTGATACACTATTCTTCCTCAGTTTCTTCTACTGATTCTTCAACAACTTCGTCTTCAGCCGAAGCTTCAACTTCTGTTTCTACTTCTACTTCAGTTTCGACTTCTGGTTCGACATCAGTTGTCATTTCCTGATACTTTGCATTTAAAGCATTACGCACACGACCTTTCATTTCGTCGTCAAACGCTGCTTGAACTTTTAATGGATTGTTATCAATCGCATGTTGTATAATATCTTTTACTGGCATTTTATTTCTCCAATTTCATTAATGTAAAATTATTTATTCCTCTTCAATACGGTAATTTAATCCCGCATTAGAGCGTATTTGAATTTTCTTTTTGTCTTCTGAGACAAAATGTAATTCTTTCCAAGTTTTCTTTGTGATGTTTTTGACACCATTCCAAACTTTATCGTCACCATTTCCAAATTGTGTGTCATACGACACAGTGATTGTGTATGATTTTACGAATAAACTTTTGAGCCAAGCCCACATGGACTTAGACTTCTTCGAGGCGAGACATTAACCTTTCGGCGCGGTTTGTGACCTGTCTGTACCATCTTGAATCTCTGCCTTCAACAGCAGCAGTTTTCCAATTGTGTTCACCTAAAGCAGCATTAAATTTTTTAAAGCCACTTAAACGTGTACGACCCATATTGAACATCATGTTAACCAAGATTTGCTGGACCTCACCTGGGAAGTCTCCAAAGTCCCCTTCGCCGTATAGAGCGTGACACTCTCCGATGGCAATTTCAAGATCTCTGTCGAAACAGTCCCGGACTCTTTCCTCACTAACCTCTGTACCAACTGGTTCTCCAAATTCCGGGTCACTGTCGAGGACAAGATGACCGACTCCAAAAGTGGGATACCCGAGGTGGTCGTTATAGATGGCATAGACAACTCCTTCGTCGATTTTAAGTTGTTCAAATACGGCTTCTCTATCTTCACTTTTCATTTTAACTCTCCGCTACATCATGTAGTAGTTGTTTTAAATTCTTTTTCTTATATTTCTTTTGAGCCTTTGGAGACACTCCTGGCTCACCTTGTGGTCCTACTCCTAAACCTGCAATTGCTCCACCTCCAACATTTACAGTTGGAATTTCTTCAATTACAGCTTCGTTTCGGCTTTGCCAATCATGACTTACTTCGTCATTATTAATTGGTCCACCTTTTGCCCATGTATTACATGTTCTAGCACTATGACATTTGAAATGATGCATCCAGCAATAACCTAATTCGCCTTCATCATCTGATGTTTCACCTGGCATACAATCTTTCATACGAGGTGAAATGTCAAATGCCACACAATTTTCGCATAAACTTTTCTTTGCTGCTTCTACAGTTGTGTCCCAATGGTCAGCAATCTTTTCCCAATAAGGACCAGGCATATCTACGTTTAAAGGACCATAATTGTGCTTTTTAATAGTAGCATCACGGTTCTTTGTATTTAAATCTACATCACCAGCAGCAGTAGGACAAGCATCTTCATATAGAATATCTCTATTTTCAGCAATAAAGTTTCTTAATGAATCCTCTATTATATCACCTACTTCTGACTCTGTCAACATATTATTTTCAAATTTTTCGCTTTCCTTGATTAACCACAAGGCAGCTGCATAAGAAGCAATACGTGTTTGACCACCAGGAAGTTTTCCTAGTAATTTTTTGAGATTTAAGATAAGTTGGTCGAAGATACCAAAGGCTTTTTTCTGTTTATTACGAGTAAACTTTTTACGAGAGATAAGGATATTTCCTTTCTCATCAATAATGCCTTCTTTATATGCTGGCCATTTAGTAAAAGGCGTAACTAGCCTCTTAATAAAATTAAATACCAGAAATAAGTCTACAACCATATTAGATTTCCTGTAAACACTTTATAATTTGTTCATCTGAAACAATGCTTTTACTATTAATAATCACATTGTCATATACCAACAATTGTGGCATGAAATTCAGATAAACTACAAAAGGCTTCAAATACTCATGATATTCGTGAAGCCTCATAAAAAGCATTTCCGTAGCTTTAGCACCAAATACATTAAATAGTACTATCAAATGATTTAGAATCAACCTCTCCTTGAGTTCATTATCTTGTCGATATCGACTAAATAACTTTCGAAGATATTGAAACCTCTTCATATCTTCTTCGAACTCTGACATATCCGTACATTGTGGATTGTCATAGTGCTTCATAGCATAAAGTAAAAAGGTTGATTCCGTCAATTTCATAAAACAAAAATGTAAAAAGTGTTAACTATTAACTATCAGCTACAATTGCGTCTTCGTCGGCTGTATCGCCTGTCACACCAGCATCACCAGCATCAGATGCAGAAACTTTCATTACTACAATATTTTCAGCTTTATGACGGGTATTACCATTTTGGTCTGTATATGTGTGATACAAGTTCCAACCAGGTGTATGAAGACCTTTAGCTCTGTTAGACTCTACACCAGCCTCTGTCAAGTCAACGAATACTGCGTTGTCTTTGTCATTGGACTTATTAGTGTTATTTGCGTCGTCCTCAAGCCACTTAGGTATATCACCAGCGGTGTCTGTTTTTCCCCATAGTGCCATTGTTATTCTCCTGTTTAAATTAACGTTAAGTTATAACAAAAATTATTTCTGTTCGGCTTTAAAGACTTGGTCAACTAATTTAGCTTTAACTAACCTTTTGTCTAATTCAATGCCGAGTTCACGACCACGCTCTTCTAATTGAGCTTTAGTTAACTTATTTAAAGAAGCTTTTGTGACCTTCTTAACAACAGGTCCTTTAGCAACTTCTTTCTTAGTCACTGGTGTGGTGCGAACAGATTTCTTTGGTTCTGGTTTATTCAAACCAAAAAAGTCTTTTAACCATTCAATTATCGCTTTCATAATATCTCCTATAATATAGATTATTTAAATTTATTTATCCGTGTTATTTGGATTTTTTCCAGCCACGCTCTTGGTAAGCCTTAAGTTCATCGTTAGATACGTGTCTTATCTGACCACCTGGGCTGACAATTTTATTTGTACCGGATTGGTCTCTACCATATCCTTTAATTTTTTGTATGTCACTAACTGATTTCTTTGACAAAGAAAAGTCTTTAGGATTATTTCTAACTGGACTCTTAAATTGATAACCAGTTCTTGCCATATCTCTTTTATCTGCCGAACCGATACCTCTACTACGCTTATTGCGAACTTTTTGATGCTTAGCAAGAGCATCCTTAGAACGCTTAGTTGGTTCAGGGTCCCAAGACCTTCTATTATTTGGATTAGCAGCTGATTTATCAATTGCATCACCGGCTTTCTTATATTGTTTATAAGCCTTGCTTCTGTATCTCTTTAAAAGTTCAGGTGATAATTCGTTAAGTTCTTCATCTTCCAAAAGTTCATCAAACTCTTCGTCTGTCATTTCTGCAATGATGTCTAAAAGTTCTGCGTCAAATTCTTCATTTTTTGCTGAATAATTGTCATCAACATAATTAAAGAATTCTTTTTTCTTTTCATCCGAAAGCTCATCAGGTGAGTCTACACCAAATTTTTCTAAAGCCTTTTTGAAAAATTCTTGGTATTCACTATCCTCTTCATTATAGCTTCCGTGTAATTTCTTTTTTGAGCTACATGACCCCTCTTGAATATATTCTTCAACCTTGTCGTTAATCTTTGATGTCCAATCAATTGATTCACCGAAGTATGGACCACCTACATCATTTTGTATTTGGCTTAGTGAATCGTTTTTATCAGCACCAAGGAATCTACTAGCATACTTCTTAAGTGCCTCTTCAGTACCCGACATTGCAATATGAGCATTACCTTCGCCACCTCCAAGAACTTTAATTTTAATTCCTAATTTTTCAGCAGTTTTATTATTTTTTACCTTACCAGTAAAATAGGAAATTTTTAAAACCGCCTCAGAAAGTTCAGCTTTTTCAGTTTCCTGAACCTCTTGTATTTCCACCTCTTCGGAAAGCTCTTCCTTTTTGGTGAAATAGTCTACATTGCTTGACATATCCGTCTCCTAATTAAATTTAATTATGTGTTTATTTATATAATTTTAGTGACTTTAACCACCAAGTCATTGATACCTTTCAATAGCCTGTGGTATTCGCCTTTTCTTATTGTAAATCCAATTCCTGGCTTTAACAAGTAAGGTAATGAATTTTCCGGTTGAAATTGCCAACCATCACCTTCAATTACTTCTATAATTCTATCTTCTTTGTCTCGATGCCAAACGAATTCTTCATCAATAGCATCGACACTAAATGTTCTTATATTACCTTCGTCTACGTAAGGTTTACCAAAAGTAATTTCCGCCACCTGTTAATCCCAATTCCTTGGCATATCTTGGAAGGCGACAAGCCCAATAACCTGGACTTAATTTATCTGTTTTTGTATCGCAATTATGTCTTGCGGCAAAACTTGCTGCAGCCCCTTTATCATTAATTTTAGAGGTCAGCCCACCTTTCTCATCACCAAATTGTATCTTTTTAATATTGCCTGTTTTTGGATTTCTCACATAGACAACATATTTTTTGTCTCCACTTGACCTTTTTGGTTTATTCAACTCTGGTTCCTTTTCTGATACTATTAATCCCCCAGTAGTATCAAATTCTACCAATGGTTGCTCGAGAGGTACAACGACTCCCTCGTATAAACCAAATGATTCATTGAATCGCTTCATCGTTTTACAATTTTAAGAATCTTTTTAAGACTTGCAGGGTCCTTAGAGATTAATAACTGATATTTCTCTTTGTCCTGTACTTTTTGGAGTGAATCAAAACCTCGTAATAAAGCATCAGCTTCATCACTCTTCAGTTTTAATTTTTTCTTATTTAAGAATTCCATTGTACCACCCTTGTAATCAAGAATTTTTCTTAATTGTACAATAGGATTCTTTTTAGCAAGTTTCATATCAGCTGTAGTTGCTCTTACATCTACATCTTTAACTTGTTTAAAATCTCTATCTCGTTTGATGGCTCTCATAGCATCAGCCTTTGCAGAAGCTTCTTTGATACCCAATTTTTCTCTATATTTGCCCATTTGTAAACCCATAACAAAATCATCGAACTCATCAGGGTCATCTGTTTTAATAGAATCTACATCTCTATAACCATAGAAATCTGACATTGCACTTGATGGTAAATCCTTTCCATCATCTTGGAAGGCAATAATTTCTTTAGCCCATTTCTTTTTAATGTCATCTAAAGACATATCATTTTCGTTGATATTTTCCTTCTTTAAATATTCTTTAGCTTTTTCTCTATCAAGGAATTTATATTTACGATATTTACCATCATCGATGTCTCTTACAGTATATGTTTCATTATCTATATTAGAGATTTTACCTCGTCTTTTGCTACCAGAAGCATCGTAATAATCCATCTCTATACCATTTTTCTTGATATTATTTGCAGAAGATGGAGTTTCAGTTCCCATGCCTTTGGTTGCAAGTGTTCTATAATTCTCTTCTAATGTAGCTTCAATATGAGCAAAGTCATCTTTGAGACCACCCATCATGCTACCATATTGTCTTTGCTTTAATCTTTGATATCTGTTTCTTTCAGCGTCACCAGATTGCTTTCTTCGGTCCTCTCTTTCTTTTTTAGCTTTTGCCATTTGGAGAGGGCTATATCTATTTGGTGATTCCTTTTGTAATTCTTTGGCGATTCTTTTTACATTTGCAAATGCGTCTGTTCTGGAAATATTGCCTCTTTTTTCAACAGCTGATTTTGTATCTGCTCTATAGCCTTTTTCTTGGTATTTTTTCACTTTGTCTCTTTCAACGTAGCGAATATCACCATCTTTATTCACCATTCGTAGGCCACGGTCACTAACAACTGATTCGTTAGCTTGTCTTAATGCGTCCTTAACTCTTGGGTGTGATACCAAACCTTTTTTCAGTTTTGCAATTTTTGAATAAGCGGCAGAATAATTACCACCTTTATATCTTGGGTCATTGGCAATACCTACTGCCATTTTAATATCTTTACTTGTGATTTTAGAATCTCTGTCATCATCTTTAAATTGAACATAACCTGAACCACCACAATGTTTGCAATCATCATCTTTACCATCGCAATGATAACAATCGCCACCCTCTAAAATTACTCCTTCATCTAAAATCTTCATCCATTTGGTAATATCTGTAAATTTACCAGTGACAGCAACATAGAATAATTTACCATCGGAATCTTTACCTACACCACTATCAACATCTAGATTAAATCTAGAAGCCATTTTTTCAGCCTTGGTAGCACTCTTTAAAGTATCAAAGATAAATCTTTGAGTCATTTCATTGAGTTCAGTTTCTTCAGTTTGAGGTTTACCTAATCTTTTCTGTCTATCTCTATGTGTTTCACTACCAGATTGTCTTTGCATTCTAGCAAGACGTTCCTTTCTTCTTTCCTCTGGGCTATTTGCAACTTCGTGTTTAATGTCATCACGATTTGCATTTTTCATCATATCAGCAATACGCATTAATGTTTCTCTATCTCTTTTAGATAGAGATTTAATTTTTTCGTCGTGTGCAATCTTCTTTAATGAAGCACCGTAAGCAGCATCGGATTCGACCAATCCTGTTAATAAATTTCTAAATTTTTTCATTTATCGTCTCCGATTCTATTTTTATACCTTATCTGGTAAACCTTTATGTTTTGTTTTGGCATAATCTTCCAAATCCTTTTTGGAAATATTCTTTGCCATGTCTCTCACCTGTTGTGAGACTTCGGATTCAGGTGTATCACCATCTTTTACCGATAGTGCCAAACCAAAAAGTCTTTGTTGAGCCTTTGATTTAGCCTTTTCTCCCAAATAATCCGAAAATGTTAACATTATTTTATAAACATTCGCGTTGCTTTTTCAGCATCACCAAATTTACTCATGAAATCCGGATTTGCCTCAAAGAAATCAGACATTGCAATAAAAATTTCTGCTCTTATTACTGCGATTTGACCCAATTTATCTTCTGGGTCACGAACCTCTAATCCACCAAATTTTTTATCTGGAATTGTTTTTGCTGTTTTATTAGACCATTCTGAACTATCTGTCCATTCAGAATCTTCTGCATCACTAGATGTATAATATAAAGACTGTATTAATCCCATTAGTGTTGGGCTGTAAAAGCCTTTTGATGTTGATACATCTCTTTTTTTAAATCCTGAACCAGGTGGTATCATAAAATTTTTATGACCTGCTTTTTTAGCAAACTTAACTAATTCGTCCAATAACTTTTCTAAACTCTTTACCTTAGTAAAGTTCCCCTTGGTCAAAGAAAATGCTTCGTTTATATTTTTAAATTCTTTAAATGTTTTCATTGTTTCTTATAATCCCTATCGTAGTATTTTGCCTTTTGGCCTTTAGGTCTTTGATAACTACCTCGGCCATACATTCTATCCATAGCTCTATTACTACCTTTAACTCTATTTTTTACTTTACGTGCATCGTCAGCAGAAATTCCTAGTGTAGAAGCGCCTGGTAATTTTGACTGAGCCTTTTGATTTTTCTTATGATATCTAGTAGCCAATGACTTAGATATCTCATCAACATATTGTTTAAAAGACCTCATTGTTTCTTCTTTTTTACTACCAATTTCATCTTTTAAATCTTCTATTTTATTTTCTAGTGATTGTACTTTGTCATACCAGTATTCGTGTTCTTCATCAGCTTCTTCATACGCGTCATCATCGCCTTCTTCTTCGGCATCATACATTTTCATCTGAGCCTCTTCTGCTTTCTTGAGAAGTTCCTCCATCTGTTTTTCCATTCTTGCCAATTTAATCTTTTGCAAATCATCATCAGAAACGTCCATGCCAGCTGTAGATTTATAAGGATTTTTAGCAAAATAATCTATCTTATCATCGGACGACATTTTACGTACGCGCTCATCATCAGCTCTGACTTTATCCGCATGTTTTTTCTCATCTTCAGTTGGTTTTCTTGTCCATTTTGTATTACCAGGTTTTTTCTCATAACCAGCCTTTTCCATTTCTGGAGCAACATAACGGTCCTTTTCGTCCTGACCCATTTTATCCCAGACTTTACCATCTTCTTTTGCCTTTTTCTTGGCATCCTGCATTGCATAGTAAGAGTCAAGTTGACCATCGCCAACAGGTTTAGGACCTCCAATTACTTCATCAAGTTTTTGAGTTAGTAAATCTTTAATAAATTCTTTGTTATCCATTGGTTATCCTTTCTTGCCTTGTTTGCCGTCCCAACTTACGACTTGGTATAGTTTCCATTTATTTTTCTGTGCAAATCTAGCGTCTATAATTGCTTTATCCTTTGCACTACCACCTTGTGTCCAAATATCAGCCAATCTATCTTTTGCTTTTTTAATGTCATCTTCCTGACCATTTAATTTCCAGACATCATCTCCTGCTCTTGTAGCAAGAATAAACTTTTGGTAAATGTGATTACCCTGTTCGTTAAACTGTTTAAAACTTTTCATTATGAATCTACTTCTATCTCGCCGTCCCAGCGCCCTTGTTCGATTTCCCATTGGTAATTATATGCTTCATGTTCTGCATCTGCAAGACCATCAAATATTTTACTTGGGCCGTAGAAACCAGCATTGTTTTGAAACCCTTGAAGCTCTTTATCAAGTTTTTGAATTCCACTGATAAAAGATTTAATTTTTCTAAGTTCAAGCTTTCTATCAAATTCTTTACCATAGTATTTTGATTTTTTAGCATTATGTGGTTTTAATCTTTCGGTTAATTCTATTTCTTCTTTTAAACTTTCAGGTAGGGCAATTTTCTTAGCACGTTTTCTCATTTTATCGAGTATTTTACGAGCCAT